GTGGCATCAGCGCCCCATTTATAGCCTGCAGAACCAGCATTACTTGATGTTCCAGTAGTAGCTCCTGAAGTATCAAATACATGTCTGAATTCATGTACCATTACACCGTCAACCATTAAACTAGAAGAACCAGCAAACAAGCTTGATTGTGGTCCTCTTATTCCAGCATTCCTAACGTTAGCTAAGAAGTCTGAATCAAGTTTAAGGTCAGCCATTACTTGTGGAGTTAAGAAAAGGTGAAACACCTCATCATTACCTGAACCTCTGACACCACGGATGTAGTTGTCTTTAGCATAGGCTTTTAAATCCACAATAGCACTGTAAGTTAGTTTGTCAGCTGCAACAGTTGCAGTGACATCACCAGCTACGATACCATTAGTCGCATCAAATCTTCTATGTCTATTAGACGTAGGCGCTGAAACATCGCTAGCAAAAGCGAGATCACCTAGATTTTGACCTGAAGTATAAACAGGTCTTAATGCACCGTTGTTTTTCTGCGTGTACGCAATCCCAGAAAGCGTTAAAAACGCTAATTGGTCTATTCTGTCAGCAATTGCATAAGCAAGAGCATCTCTAGAATGTTCACGGAAATTAACAACAGATTTTTGATCAGCTAGTCTTCCTGCAAGTCTGTTAGCAAACCTGAGTTGATCTAGTTGAACAGTTATGTCGAATGCACGTAATGATTCTTCATTACCCTCTAGAGTGTTATCTCCAGTGATACCATCACCTGTCATATCGGCTAAAAGCGTTAGTACGGCTCTAGCTCCTTTTTCAGATTTAGTAAGCTCACTTATTCTTTGGACCATAGCATTGGACCCAGAACCAGCAAACTGGTTAATGAAAGACATATTACGAGCAACGCGCCAGAAGTCACGTGACCAAGCCGTTAGTTGTTCGGAGGTCAGTGACGCAAAGTTAGTATTAGCCATTATAGCTTCTCCTATATTATTAAACGTTACTATTACCTGCCAACTTATTGGGGTGACAATATTAACCCGTATACCTCGTGTCGTGAGGAGACGACTTCGCCACTTTTACGAGAGCGACCTCGAACCGTTTTACGTCTTGATAGACGAAATACGTTGTTTAACCTGTAACGATCAGGGTCAGATATCGTTCTGACTTAACGAATTCTTATATACTATATCAGTGTTTATCCAAAGTCACCACGTAATCTACGTAAAGTTTCTTCAGGTAACGCATTAAATTCATCTTCTGATAAAGCATCTACGTCTAGTGTTCCTTCCCCTCTTTCAGCATTACCTTGTCCTTTTAACTCAGGTGGTTGTGCTTGAGAAGCTTCTATTTTCTTTTTAACAGTAGCCGTTTTCTTTTTTTGTATTGTCTCTACATTACTTTTAGGCTGCGGGGCCTCTTGTGCAGCAGGCTCAGAAACTTTCATTACATAACCAGTAGCTTTTGTTAAAGCATCAGACGCTTGATACCCTTGAACAATAAACGCATCACGAAGTTCTATAACTTCATTAGCAACTGTTTCATCATAGTCTGCATTATTTTCATCTAGTACAGGATATTGTTCTTGTATAATTTGAGCAGTAGCTTGCAACTGAACAGCCTCCTGGCTTTGTTGTACTGTTTGCCCCATTTGTTGCTGCATTTCAAACATCATTGTTTCTTTTTCAGCTTGCCTAATTTCTTGCCTAAGAGCAGAAGCTTTTTCAGGCTCCATATCCATAATAAATTGTTGGTACTCTAATTCTTTAGCATCAAAATCGTACTGAGGTGCTTCGGCTTGTATTTGTGCTTGTTGAATAGCTTGTTCGTCAAGTTGTTTTTGCAACGCCTTTTGTTTAGCTAGTACTTCATCTAATCTAGATTTAGGAACCATAGGAGATTTTTGTTTTTCTTCTACTTCTGCAACGGGTTCTTCTTGAAGCTCTGCAACATCTCCATCAATATCTGTTTCTGTTGGTGTCTCATCTGTTTCTTCTCCAGCAGGTTCTCCTTCCTCTTCTGCAACAACTTCTGTTTCTTCCTCTGAATCTTCTTCTGTTGTTTCTTCAACTTCATCAACCTCTTCTGCGTTTTCATTTGTCTCCTCTTCAATTGGATTTCCTTCTCCATCTAAACCAAAACTTAAATCTTCTGTAAATGGTGAAGTTTCTTCTTCGGTCATACTATCGGCTCCTGGTACACCTTCATAGGTAATATCAAAACCTTCTTCTGGGGTTTGCACTTTTGTTTTCGCCATATCTAACTCCTATAGTTATTTATTAGTTAATACTGTCGCAGCCATTTTGGCTGCTGCTTGAGTATCCGATTGACCACGTCTCATCTGATTAGTATCAGCTGATAAAGTCCTTCTTAACTCGAGTTCTTCTCGTTTTATTTGAAGTTGCGCTTGTAATTTAGCAACTTGTATTTGTGGGTCTATTTCCATAAGGTCTTGGGCTTTCGCCATATCTAATTGTGCTTCTGCTTGTGTTTTATTTACATCAGCTTCTAATTGAGCTAATTGTAACTCAATTTGTTTTATTTGTGCTTCTGCTTGGAACTGCATTATTTGTGCTTCTTCCTCTGTTGGTGGTTCTTGACCAGTCATTACTCTTATTCTTCTAGCTAACTCATTTTTTCTTTGTAAATTAGAGTACTCAATAATAACATCATCTGGAATCGGCACACCCATTTGTTTTAATTCAAGTGCTTGTGCAAACTGTATATCATCGAAGTTATCTCTTGCTGGTGCTGTACCTACAATTACATCGTATTCCCCAAGTGTAAGATCATTTATTATCCCACCTTCTGCAGTCATTTCATTTATAACCATAGGTTCACGAGGTTTCATTGGGTCTTCTTCGTTTGTAACCTGTATAACTCTTT